ATTTTACTTATATTGTATTTTTTAAAAATTTTTGATATAATATGAGTGACGAAAGTAGAAACAAAAAATTGGATGTTTATATGATTTTATTATCTAAGTAAACAAGAATGGATAATCCGCACTGAAAGGAAAAAATTATGGCAAAAAAAATTACAGAAGAATAGTTTTTAAAAAGATTTAAAACAATTTTTCCAGAAAGTAAAATAAAAATACTTGAATATACTGCAATATCAAAACCATGTATTATACAATGTTTAAAATGTAAGAAAATACATCATTATAATAAGGGTAATGATGTATTAAATAGACATTTTTGTTGTGAAACTCATCAAACTAAATTGGATAGTATTATAGAAAGATTAAAAAATAATGATGAATATTCTTTTATAAAAAAGGTTAATAAAGATAACATTATTATTAGACATAATGTTTGTGGACAAGAGATGCAAAGAGCGATTGTATCAGCTTTTAAAGAGCCCTGTTCTTGTTCCTATTGTCAAAGTGTAAAATTTAAAAATATGTTATCTAAAGAAGATGCACAAAAGAAAATTGATGAGACTTTTTTTAATACTATTCAAATGTTAGAATATAATGGCTATGATAATAAAGGAAAATTTAAATGTTTAAAATGTGGAATGATTTTTACTCAAAGATATAATTGTTTATTACAAAGTAGAGGATGCCCTCAATGTGATAGATGGAAGAGTAAAGGTGAAACTAAAATTATGGAACTGTTAAAAGAAAATAATATAATTTTTCAAGAGCAAGTTCAAATTGCAGAATTACCTTTACAACATTTTGATTTTGCGGTGTATGATACAAATGATCAAATACAATATTTTATTGAATGTCAAGGTGAACAACACTTTGAAGAAAAAGAAATCTTTTCAGATTCTCTTGAAAAAATTCAAGAAAGAGATGAAAGAAAAAGAAAATATTGTAAAGACCATAATATTCCTTTATATGAAATTATATATAAAAAAGGAAAACTATTAAATTTAAATATTTTGCCTTTTATGAAGAATTGCTGAAAAGCAATTCTTTTTTAATACCTTTCAGTTCAACGACTATCTGCGTAAAGCAGAGTACACTCAAGTGAGTGGAAATAGTTACTTACCTATATATTATAGGTTAAGATATAGTCTATTCTATATGGAAACATATAGCAGTTCATAAGCGAACGTACATGAATTAACGACTCATGTAGAATGTTAAAGTAAGAACTATTTATGCAAGAATTTCTGATATTAAAGCTGGTATTGATGAAGATGGTGTTACTCTTGGTAACTATTCTGGAAAAATGGCAGAACTTGGTATTAATGTTCTTGATATGAATGGTAATCTTCGTGATATGGGCGAAGTTATGGAAGAGATTGGCGGTAAATGGGGAGATTTAACTCGTGAACAACAGGTTTATCTTGCTCAGACAATGGCTGGTCAAAGACAGTACAACAACTTACTGGCTTTATTTGATAACTTTGAACAATATAATAAGGCATTGAATACTGCTCAAAATGCAGCAGGTACATTACAAGAACAACAAGATATTTATATGGAATCAACAGCTGCTCATTTACAAGTATTAAAAGCATCTGTTGAAGATATTTATGATAGCCTTGCTGATACTGATAGTATTAATGGATTAATTGATGGATTATCAACTGCCGCAACATTTACTGCTAATTTAGTTGATGAATTAGGCGGTGGCGGTGCTGTATTACGTTCATTAGGTGCTATTGGAGTAATAGTATTTAGCGAGCAAATTGCAAAAGGTTTAAATACTACAATTACCAATTTAGAAATTGGTAAAGAAAATGCAAGACAATTTGATCAAGCATTACAAGCCACAAAAGATTGGCAAGGTATTCCAGGTCTTGATAAAACAAGTCAAGATTTATTAAAAAACAGAGAACAATTACTTGAATTAGCAAGATTGATGACGCCAGAACAATTTTCTGGTATGCAAACATTACTTAATGATATTTCTCAAGTTGGTAATGAAATTGCTCAATTAGAAGATGAACAATCTTTCTTAAATAAAGCGATTGAAGATGTTTTGAAATATTCAGATGCTTGGCAGACAGCAGAAGAAGTTATGGCAAGTGATGAGGGTCAAGCTGAAGTTATTAAAAGATTACAACAACAAGAACAAGGTATTCAAAATGTTGTAAAAGCTATTAATCAGTATTCTAAATTACAAAATACTATGAATACAAAAATGATTAATGGTGAAGCAATTTCTTCTGAACTAGAACAAGCTAAACAAAGTGTCACTAATTATTATAATGAATTAGAAAAACTTGGTTCTTCTGGCCAATTATCTGAAAGACATATTCAATCTTTAGAGAATATTAAAAGAGAATTAGGTACATTAGATGATGCAGTTGATGAGCCTGCAATGGCTGCAAAAATTCAACTTATTGTTGGTGAGTTAAGAGGTATTGCAACTGCAGCAGGTCAAAGCGCAACAGAAACTCGTCAAAAGATCGAGTCTGAAATGGGTGCAGCTGCAGATTCTATCGCAAATAAAATTACTGAAAAACAAGCACAACTTCAAAGTATGGTTGCTCAATTTGTTACTGGACAAGAGAGAATGCAAAGAGCAGCTAATATTGAAAATTATGCTAAGATGGCTGGCGGAATTGCACAAGTTGGTTCTGCAATTATGCAAGTACAAAATCTTGGAAGTATTTGGAAAAATGAAGATTTAACAACTGGTCAAAAATTGCTTCAAACTATTACTAATTTAGCGATTTCTCTTCCTATGCTTGCGACTGGCTTTACAAAAGCAACAACAGCACTTGGATTAATGAAGACTATGACAACTGCTGAAGCGGTTGCAGCTGGTATTTCTACAAGCGCGGAGGCGGCGCATGCAGTATCCATTGGACTGGTTGAAAGTGCATCAGGGGCTGCCGCGATTAAAGTGCAATTATTAAATACTACTTTAATGCTTAATCCTTTTGTAGCGGTTGCTGCAGGTGTCATTGCTCTTGTAACAGCTATTGGATCTTTAATTAATGCTTCAGATGAGGCTAATAAAAAGCTAATTGAATCTAAACAAGCTGAAATTGATGCTGAAAATAAAAAACAAGAGGAAATTGAAACTAATAAGCAGCTTCTTTCTTCTCTTGAAGATTTAAATAAAAAATATGAAGATGGAGAAATTACTCGATCTGATTTAAAATCAAATATTCAAGATTTAATAGATCAGTATGGTCTTGAAGGCGAAGCAGCAGATAATCTTGCTCATTCTTATGGTAATTTAGCAGATTATATTAAACAAGCAAGAGAAGAAGCTGCACAAGAGGCGAAAGAGTCAGCTGATCGAGAGTTAGCAGCTGCGCGGAACGAGGTGACCGCAACCGCGAAAGGCAGCGCTTTTGACGCTGGTTCTCAATCTGGTAGTAATTATCTTTTAAATATAGGTGCGGGTTCTGCAGGCGCGCATGGACCTTTTGCAGATGAACCTGAACAAATTGAACAATTATTAAAAGATGCAGGTGCTAGATCTGGAAATGGAGTAGATTTTACTTTTCTTACTGATTTTGATACAGAGCATATTGTTGAATTATATAATACTATTCAAGGTATTGTAGATCAAGTAAATGCTTTACGGGATGCAGGAGAACTAACAGATCAACAGCTACAAAATTCTGAATATTATCAAAATATGCTTTCATGGCTTGATCAAATGAAAGATTCAGTTGAACGTTATCAGGCTGCTTTGGAAGATGTTTCTAAATATTCAACTGAATTAACAGCAATTACTGCCGCGGGGACTGGAACAGTTGATTTTTCAGATGTTCAAAATGCTAATCAATATCTTGAGCAAAGATTAGCATTAATACAATAGATTCAAGCAATGCTTGATGAAAAAGGTGATACTACATCTGATGCTGCAGCAATGGCTGATACGTATCTTCGTGATAATTTTAGAGCATTATATACACAATATAGTGATGCAGCAGATTATATTGAACAAATTAGAGAAAAATTTGGTGAAGCTAATGCAAGTGTTGAACAAATGATTTCAGATATGGATGAAGATCATTTGGGAATGTTAATGGATTTGGATCAGTCTACAATTAAAGATTGGGACACATTAGCTGGTATTATTCAACGTATTGCTGGTATAGATTTAAGTAACACTGCAGCTGCAATCGCATTAGATCCAGAGTCTGCACAGGCGGCCGCTTCTGATCAATATAATATTTATCAGTCTCTTGAAGATCAGGTTCGTGGAGGAAAATCTATTTCTAAAAAAGAAATGGAATCTCTTGATCCAGAAATTCAAGAGTTCTTTAGCATGATGGCTAATGGAACATTTAAAATGACGGGTGATGCTGAAGAATTTTATAATAGAGTTAATAGTTTAAAATTAGATGGATTTTTTGAAACTTTAGATACTATTAATAGAGAATTAGAACAAATTCAAGCATTACAAGATCAAAATTTTAATTATGATGCATTAGATCAATCAGCTAATACAACTCAATTTGTTCATGGAGAAGGACAAGTTAATACTATTGATTATGATTTAGTTAAATATCAATTAGATTATTTACAAGCAGTTACTGATACTAATAGTGAATTAGGTGCACAAATTGATCTTTGGATTGAATTAGCTAAAAATCAAGAATTAAACAAAGAACAGGTTGATGCTATCGCAGAAGCAGTTGGTAATGCGGGAGATCAAACTGCTAATTTGACTGAACGTCAACAAAAATTAGCAGAAATGGCTGAAGAAGTAGCTCATCAACTTCATGATGCAATGTTTCCTACTGATTCTGATGTTGATACAGAAGTATTAGAAACTTTATCTGAAACAATACAAGATATTGCAGATGAATCAGATGAATTAGCGGATAGCTTAACTGAAGATTCACGAGCAGCCGAAGATGTAGCAGAATCAATCCTTAGATTTGATAATGCTATTGAAGATGTTGTTGATAATTATGAAGATTGGATGGATGCTTTAAATAGTGGATCTATTCAAGAACAAGCAGAAGTTATTGATGATTTACGAGATGCTTATGCAGATTTGCTTGATTTAGATGGTTCTGCTTTATCTAATGATTTCTTAACTAATGCTGAAAACTTAGATTTAATGAAAGCCGCTATTGATGGTGATATTGATGCTTATGATGAATTACTATCAAGAGCAGGTCAAGATATAATTACACATTTACAACTTTCGCCTGAAGATTATACTCAATTTCAAAATGACTTAGCTAATGTACAAGCCATGATGGATGAAATGAATTTCCAAGATATTGAGGTTGGAGCTTCATTAGATGATGCTAATTTTATTGCGGGCTTGGAAAATATGATTAACGCAGCCGGTATGACAGCGCAACAAGCTACAGACTATTTAGCATCAATGGGTGTGGATGCAGAAGTTATTGAACAAAAGACTGAAGGTACTGAAAAAAAATAGGTTACTGGTTATCATGGTGAAGCCAATAATACACAAATTCCTTATGATTTTGTGTATATGAATGGTACAAGTCTTGAACATTACACTGGTAGTATTACCGCTCCTGGTGTAAATTATGTACCAGATACTGAGACAGTAACAGATACTAAAGAAAATTCTGCTTTTAGTTTAAAAGTAACTTCCGCTCATAAGTCATCTGGTGGTAATTTTAAGTTTAGTCAAGCAAAAAATGGCGGTGGATCTAAAGGAGCCAGTCGTCGTGGCGGCGGCAGTGGCGGAAAAGGCCGTGGCCGTGGTGGCCGTGGTGGTGGTGGCGGCGGTAGGGGTAAAACCCAAGAGCCGGATAAGTCACAAAAAGATCCAAAGAAATTAATGGAAGATACTCGTGATATTTATCACGATATTAATATAGAACTTCAACAAATTGATAGACGACTTGATCGAGTTCAAAAGAAACAAGATAGATTATATGGTAAGCAATTACTTGATAATTTAAATAAACAATCAAAGATATTAGATCAACATAAAGCTAAATTAGAAGAAAAACATGATCTTCAAGAACAAGATTTAATTGCTCAACAGAAAACATTAAAAAATCTTGGTATTACTTTTGATAAATATGGTAATATATCTAATTATATGGATATACTTGCTAATAAGCAAGCTCAAGTAAATGCTAAAACGAAGCAATATAATAGTTTAATTGAGGCTTATAATAGAGCAACAGATAAGGATATTAAAAAACAAATTGCAGAGAAAGCTGAAAAACTTAACAAACAAATTAAAAAGTATGAAGATGAATATAAAAATCTTGAAGATAAAATTAAAAACTATGATGACCTTCGTGAAGATATGGAAGATCTTGTCGATCAAATTGAAGAAGAAACTCAAAAACAAATTGAAATTAATATCAAAAAGTTTAGAATGGAAGTTGAAATTCGTCTTGAAATGGGCGAAGCTGAACGTGATTGGAATAAATTCCGTCGAGAAGTTCTTGAACACACTGATATTATTAAAGATACTAATTTCCAAGAAATCTTTAGTGATGCCACACAGGGCGTAAGAGATATTACATCTTATTTTAATGTACGTGGTAGCAAAGGTAGCTTACAAACATTAACTGAGCAATTAATGGATACCCGCGCAGAAATTGAAGCCATTGATAAAACAGGTTCATCTGCTATATATGGTGATAATAAAGCGCAGGCTATGGAAGATCTTCAAAATGATCTTAAAGAATTAATGGAGCAGATGGAAGACATCCAAGAATTAGTTGATGATGTTGATAAAGCTTATCTTGACACTATTGATGATGTTGAAGAGCAGTTTGATAAACAAATTGAAGATTATGAATATGTGGGTGAATTAATTGAGCATGATATTGATTTATTATCATTATTATATGGTGATAGAAATTATGATGCGATGAATAAATATTATGAAACCTTAGAAAGAAATAATCTAAAACAACTTGATTCATTAAAGAGACAAAGAGATTTCTGGAAAGAACAATGGGATGCGGCGGTTGCTCGTGGTGATACACAAGCCGCAAAACAATTTGAAGAAAATTATAAAGAAACTATTAAGAATCTAAATGAAACAGTTGAAGAGGCTGCAAAGAATCTTCAGAATAAATATATTAATGCTATTGATAAGATTTTTGATGAATTAGATAAAAAGATTTCTAATGGGAAGGGCACTGATTATTTAAATACCGAATGGGAGTTAATGAATAAAAATGCTGATGAATATCTTGATACTATTAACACTGCTTTTGCTATCCAAGAGACAGAAAGAAAGTATCAGAAAGCATTAGATGAAACTAAAAGCATTAAGAATCAACAAGCATTAAAGAAACTTATGGATGAGCAATTAGGTATCTTAAAGAATAAAGAAAAAGTTACTCAATACGATGTTGATCGTGCAGAAAAACTTCTACAAGTTGAACAAGCACGAATCGCATTACAAGATGCTCAATCCGCAAAAACTTCAATGCGCTTAAAGAGAGACTCTCAAGGTAATTATTCATATGAATATGTTGCTGATAATGAAGCGGTGGATGATGCACAAGCTAATCTGGCTCAAGCGCAGAATGATCTTTATAACTTTGATAAAGAAAGATACCAGTCTAATCTTGATGATATGCTTTCCGCGTGGAGAGATTTTCAATCTGATTATAAAGATATTGTTTTAGATACTTCATTAACTGAACAAGAGAGAATTGAAAGACTTTCTTTATTAAGGGAACAATATGGTGAATATATTAATGATAAAACCGCAGAAAACTTAGTTGTTAGAAATAACCTAATGGAATCTGCATTTGCTGATTTAGCGGCGCTATATAATACAGATGTTGAAAACTATAATCAGATGTCTATTGATGAACAAAATATCCTTATGGGTGATTTAGTTCCTGCTTGGGAGAGCGGTATTCAACAGATGGCTGATAAAGTTGCGGGCGAGGGTGGATTTATTCCTGTTTGCGAAGATGCGTTTAATGATATTACAGATGCTACTAAAGCATATAAAGATGAATTAGATGATTTGGCACAAACCGCAGGCTTTGATTTAACAGATGTAAAAAATGGTGTTGATGATTTAGCTTACTCTTTTGAAGATTTAATCACAGATAATGAAGAATTAACAAGTAGAATGTATGATGAGTTAGATGCTGTACAACTGTTAAGAGCTGAAGCTCATGCTCTTGTTGAAGAATATAAGGCAGTTTATGATGCTGCTAAACTTGCGGTGTCTGGTATTCATAGCTTTGTTCAAGCACAACAGGCGGCTGCCGCTAATGGAGATGGAAGTTCTGGTTCAGGTAGTGGATCAGGGCCTGGTTCTGGAAGCGGAAGTGGATCTGGTAGCGGCCCAGGTTCAGGGCCTGGCAGTGGAAAAGGAGGAAAAGGTGGTGGATCAACAACTCCTTCTTCTAAAACTGTTGAAGGTATCGCAGGTAATATCTGGGTGTATGATACCTGGGGCAACGATTCTGATAGACATAATAATATGATTGCTAAATTTGGTAAAGAGCAAGGAGATGCAATTTACAAAGCAGTTCAAGCCAAATTTAATAGCGGTTATGGTTATAATGGTGGTCTTGAGCATGATTGGGATTACTATAAAAAGTTCTCATTATCTAGTTTCAGATCTGGTGGTTACACTGGTATGTGGGCTGGAGAAAATGGGAAAATTGGTATTCTCCATCAAAAGGAAATGGTACTTAACCAAGAAGATACTGAAAATCTGTTAAATACAATTAGTGTATTAAGATCAGTAATGTCTTCACTTGGTGGTACAATGGCTGCAAGATTAGGTGATATTAAGAGCGGATTTGCAAATGCTATGGATGGATCTGGCGATGGTATTGAACAAAATGTTCATATTGATGCTACTTTCCCGAATGTAGATAGTAAAAGAGAAATCGAAGAAGCATTTAATGATTTGGTTAATTTGGCTGCTCAGAGGGCTATGCGTAGATAATAAGAAGGAGGGGCATAACGCCTCTCCTTTTTTAATGAAGGAGAGACAATATGGATACTTATATAATTATTCAATATAAATGGTAGCATGGAGTCTATGGATTAGAAGATATGATGTGATTTGTAGAAAATAAAATATTAAGTAAGTAGCAATTTTTTGAAATTACAAGATATAATTATGATGGTGTAAAAAGTATTAGATTTAATGAAAAATAAAATTAATTTTATCTTGAAACTTTAAAAATTTTATGTTATAATATAAATAGGGTATGTTAAGCACCATTATTTGTATTATATCACTAATTAACTATAATATTAAGGGCAGAATTAAATAATTTATCTTGTCAATTTTTTATAGTTAATATAGAAGGAGATATAAGGAGGACGTAAGTCAATGAGCATAAGCGATAAAGTTTTAGATGCTATTGAGTTATTGGCTACAAATTCTGTAGAAAAGGCAGGATATGATAAGACAATTCAAGCTCAAATAGTTTCATGCGAAGATGCGACAATCGGGAAATATAGATGTCGTTATCAAGATGCAATTATATATGCCTATGCAAGCAATTCAGATGTGACTTTTAACAATGGTGCCTATGTTTATATTCTCGTTCCAGGAAGTGATATGAAGAAAGAGAAAACAATTCTTGGAACAACTAAGAAGTTAGGTATCAACTATATCTCACAAGCTGAAGGTGATTAGGCATATGACATTATTGGTAATAACTGTATCACATCTAGTAATAAATTTTATTTAGATAGTATAAATAAAGATTATAAATATACATTATATAAATATGGAAGTTCAAGTGAGGTTAAATTAGATGTAACAGCTTTAAATCAATATATTAAACAATCCTCTTCTCTTATCGTAGGAGCAATTTTTAAAACAACAATCCCACCAGAGAGACAATATAGAGGACATTATGGAATTACATATAATTTAAGATTTTTAGATAATACTTCTAATAAAGAAGTAATCCGTTCTTATACAGTAGATGAAGATAATATGATAGATAATCCATATAGACTTATCTATGAAACAAGGCAATATCAGATTTTTAATATTGATGGGCCAAGTTTTATTAGAGTTGAGTCTATTGAGATTTTTTCTAAAGATTTCCCTGATGCAACAGGAACAGTGACAGGTAGGAAATTAACATCTGGTGATATTGAAATTACTACTTTGGAGCTATCTGGTGCAGTACGAATGTCTGAAAGTGAAACGAGCGGTGTTGCTATTTCTTTTTACACGCCGCAAGGAACATTTTTTACTGATTCTTCAACATCTGCGAGTTATAAGACAATTACTGCACAAGTTAGAATTAAAGGTAAATTAGCATCTGCCGCACAAAAAATTCCTTTCTATTGGGGAACTGAAAATGTTGGCATTTCACCAAGTAGTGAATATTATAATAAATATTTAGGGCGTGGTTGGAAATGTCTAAATAGTAAGAATGTTGTGCAGGCCGGTACCGCAACAACTGATCCAGTTATAGAATGGATACCAGGTAAAGATACATATATTTTAAAATTTGATGCAGCCACAGCACGAGACAATAAACTCAAAGTTGCTATTGTTTATGATGGTAGTATTGTTACTAAAGAAATTAATATTCAAAATTTAGGAGCAAAGGTGCCAGTTTTAACAATAGAATCAACTGGTGGTACTAAATTTTATTATGATATTGGCCATCCTACTTTAACTTGTAAAGTAAATGGCGGGGAGCCGTCAAATTACAAATATTATTGGGCATATGAGAGTAACACTGGTATATTTAGTGAATTACCAGTTACAACAGATGCAAATACTAGATATGCGGCGGCAATTAAAACATTAAATGATTTAAAGACGGCTATAGCTAATGGTACTAAGTTTGCAAATGCTGAAGCTATTAATTTAAATAATGCTGAAACCGCAGTTAAAGCATTTGATTTTATTCAAAGAGTTCAAGGTAATAAAGTATATGATGTACAAATAAATAATATCACATCATTTGGAACTTTTAAATGTTCTGTTTATAATGATAAGGATACTTATTTAGGAACTACATCACTTACTTTAACTAATACATTAGATGGTGAAGATCTTTATTCTCTTGTTATTAACAATGGTTCAGCAGTTTTTCAATATAATGAAAATGGTGTTGCACCAAATAATAAAAGTTTGGATGTTCAGCAAGAAATTCAAGGATTAAGTTTTACAGTTTATGATAATTTAGGTCAGCCGATTGATTCTGCAATTATTGCAAATACAAAAAATTGTAAAATTAGATGGCAATTTCCGATTAAAGAAAGTATGTTAGTAGATCAAAAGGAGAATGAGCCAAACTCAGGAACTGATGCTACACAAACATATAAATATTATGATAATAAGACTAATTTAGTTTATGGAATTGCTCAAAAATATGATATTAAAAAGCAAAGAAATCAGATTAAACTGACAGTCGATTATAAAGGAATGAATTTAACTGCGGAGACTGAGTTTACATTTGCTAAACAAGGCGAGCCTGGTACAAATGGTACTGAGTATCTCGTTAAGTTAGTTCCTAATACCCGAATGAATAATCCACCACTCTGGCCAATGGTTACAAAAGCAGGAAGTAGTTATATATTAAACTATGGTTTAAATTCTGCAGCTGAGGAAACTACGATTGGTGCGGGAACTGGTTATCAGTTATTTAAGGCGCAGCTATGGCATAGCGGAGAACTCGTCTGGGAGGGTATGACAGCATCGACCGCCGCACAAGATGGAGTTACTAAACCTTCTCTTGTTCATTGGGAGATGTTAAGAAATAAATATAATTCATCTGCATCAGATGCTTCTGCTTTTAATATAACTAACGCAGGAAGTGGTTATATTGCTTATTCAGGAGATCATTTGGCTTCTGCTATTGAGACTCCTTTAGCCAATATTGTTAAATGTAGTATTACTTGGCAAGGTAAATTATATTATGGAACTATTCCTATTACAACAGCTTGGACAAGTGGTGCTAATTATAGAGTAAATTTAAAGGATTATACAGGATTTAGATATGCGATTTACACTTCTGATGGTATGACACCGCAATATGATAATTCTCATCCTTTTGAATTTATCTGTAAAGAAAAAATTAATGGCACATGGGAAGATGTGTCTACGGTATCTGGAGGCCATGCGGTAACTTATACACCTTCCGCAGTTGGTAATTATTTATCAACAAAAGATGGAAGTGCAACAAATAGTAATTTATTAGAAATTTTAACGACTACTGTTTATCGAGATGGGTGTGCAAAAAATCAATGGAAAGCGCGTCCTGCTTCAAGGTACGATGGAGTTTGCGTTAATGTGGCAATTTGTTGCATATACAAACAAAATGGTGTAATTGTAGGTAGAATTAATGTTCCTGTTCATTATCTATTGAATAAATATGGAATGGCTAATATTAATGAATGGGATGGAAATAGTGTTCAGATTGACAATGAGGGCGGATTTATCCTTTCTCCTCAGATGGGCGCTGGACATAAAGAGAATGATAATAGTTTTACTGGTGTGCTGATGGGAGAGACGCGGCTGCCAAGTAAACAAACCCCTCAAACTGGTTTATTGGGGTATAATGCAGGAACTCGCACTTTCTTTTTAAATAGTAAGAATGGTTCTGCATTATTTGGTAGATCAGATCAGGGTCAAATTGTAATCGATCCATCAACAAGTCAAAAGAAAGCTATGATTTATAGTGGCAACTTTTGGAAAGAATATAATTCAGATGGTGATTATGACGGACTACCTAAAAACTATACTTATAGAAACAATAAATATCAACCAACTGGTAATGCTAATAAAGCTGGTTTATTAATTGATTTAACAACACCTGAAATTTTCTTTGGTACTGGTAATTTTTATGTTACCAAAGATGGTTATATACACGCCGCTGCAGGTGGTGATATTGGCGGTTGGAAAATTGATAAACACAGTTTATATAGTAATATTGCAGTAAATAGTGGTCGTATTACTCTTGATGCAGGAACTTATAATGAAGAAACTAATACAGTAACTGGTCCTGGTAAAATTTATTCTCATAATCATAGTAGTTTAACAGATACTCATACTGGTTTTTATTTGTCATATGATGGTTTATCTTTTGGAAGTAAGGTAAAAATTACTAATACTGGTCAAATGTATTTAGGAACCGGCGCTGTCGCAGGTACTGGTAAACATTGGACTATTGATGGAGATAGTAGTAAATCATATATTGCTTATGGTGGTACATCATGGTCAAAAGCTAGTAACGATAATGGTAGTACTGCGAAAATTTATTTAGGAACAGATGGTATTTCTCTTGGAACTAGATTTTCAGTAAGTCCACAAGGACAATTAACGGCATATAGTGGAACAATTGGTAGTTGGAATATTAATAAAACAAAATTGTCTGCTGGTAATATTGAACTTAATAGTAATGGTTCAATGAAGGGTGGCTCTGGAAATTTTACTTGGTCTATTGCTACAACAGGTAAAGCAACTTTTAATCATATTACTGCAAATAAAGGTGGTAGTATTGGTGGATGGACTATTGGTTCAACATATTTAAAAGGTGGCACTTTAAGACTTAATAATAGTGGTGCTGTTTCTGGAAAGAACTGGTCTGTATCCGCAAATGGGTTAGCACATTTTGCAAAAGTATATGGACAAGTAGCAAATGGTTATACTTTTAGGGGCGGCGGAACAACTATTACTGGCGGTTCAACAGGCGGCGGTGGTAGGACAAATTTAACTGCTGGTACCACATCTGTTGGTTCTAAAAGCTTAAATCAACATATTAAAGATTTGGTTGTTGAAAGGTTAAATGTTACAAGTGAATTTACTTTTAATGGACGTGGTGTTAAATGGCAATTAGTACGTTGTATTACTAAAAGAAAAATGAGATGGATTAATGTAACCATGCGACCTGTATTAGATGTAGGTTTAAGTGGTGTAACATATGCAAAAGACAGTTATACTTTTGTAGCAGATTTAGACTCTACATCTTGGTATCGTAGTTTATATCTTTTAGTTGGGAAAGGCGCTTTAACATCTGGTAGTGGAGAAGATTAATTTAAAAGGAGATAGAAGGAGTTTATGAATAAATCAATTAATGTAAGAAGTGAAGAGTTTAAAAGTAATTTATACTCTTTAATTAATAATAGTGGTTTACCAATTTCAAATGTCTATTTTATTTTTCAATTAGTTGCACAAGAGTTGGAAAATACATATTATGGAACTTTAAATACTGAATTAGAAGAAAAAAATGACGATCCTAATGTGAATCAAAATGAAATGCCAGAAGAAATAACTTCTAAGGAGGATATTGAAAATGAAGCCGAATGATTTTGAAATTACGGTAAAATATGAAAAAGATGTTCAACATTTATCTATTAAGATTAATGATGAAATTTCTGTTGAATCAGTTGGTGATGCAACTATAAAAGATATTCTTGAAGATATTCAAAAAGCTATTATTAAATATTATGTATAAAATTGGCGGCAACCATTGTTATAAAACGTCATATATCTAGGTATATGACAGTCAGCAATTAGTGGTTGCCGCATTGTAGCGTTAGGAAAAAATTATAGTATTGTACAAAGACAAGTTAATAGAATGTTGAAGAAATAAAAAGAAGGCGTAGCTAAGCTACGCCTTTTATTTTTTTTATTAGAAAGTTAAAAAAGAAAAATGAGGGATATAAAATCCCTTATTTTTCGTAAAAGAAATCTTTTTGTGTTTCTTCAACACCTTATTAAAATTAGAGTGGCTTTTTTATTCCCAGTTAATTTCATTATCAAACTTCTACCAATAGGCATCAAAGACACATATAGCATCAGCTTCGTCGTCATTAACTGAAAGATGGTATTTATTCTCAACATATTGTATATCTTGCGGTTTCAGTGCCTAGCGTTTTACACCGCGTCCTTGTTTGATTTTAAGGGCGGCCCGCCATTCGCTTGCACCAACAAATTCATATTCTATGTTTGAATCAATCTAATATGCGGCAACAACTATTACAGCCTGTAACCACATTAAAACTTTATTAGTATGCGAATTATATTCTGGACGAACTTCTTCCATAATAATTTTATCTATCTTATTATTTTTAATTAGTTTAGATAGCTAATCTCGCATTTTTATAATTCTTTTGACCACATCTCTTGAACTCGCGGTTATGCATCCATGATCTTCAAGAGATCCGTCTTCACCAAGTGCAAAACCCGAACTACGCGTGGACAAATCTAAAGATAATATCCTCATAATCTCGTCTCCTTTGCTCTTGATTATATTATAACAAAAATTTTTTAAGTTGTCAAGTAAAAATGGCTACTTAATTTTTAATAAAAAACTAAGTAATAATTGATTTTTGCCGTGATTCGAAAAAACTTTGGACAAAACTGATTAAGTCATTAGTGTTATTTTTAATATATAGATGTAGGGGATAGAAAGTAGAAAATTATATGTTGGTTATGATAAAGATAATCAATTTTTAATAATCTTTTTAATCGCCTATAATATACGTATATTGTAACTCGTAGACCTATTTTTCATATGTGCACACAGGAGGAACGTAATGGCAAATTACAATAATCCTAATCTGGGAGGTTTGCAACAGCAGACACCTGTGAATTTTATGTCTCAGCAAACTCCAGTCCAATTCCCTTATGGGAACAATAACATGTTATTGAGTAATACCCCATATGATAACTATATGGGTAGACTAAATGGTTCTCAAAATTTGTTATCTAATCAATTTTTAAAATGTCGTCCAGTTTCATCAAAAGATGAAGCAAGAGCATATCAGATTGATTTAGATGGTTCCCTTTGGGTATTTACAGATGTTGGAAATGGAAAAATTTATACTAAACAAGTAAATAATGATGGAACAGCAACCTTTAAAACGTATGTTTTTACTGAAGATGAAAATCCTTATAACTCAACTGAATATGTAACAAAAGAAGAGTTTAATAGGGTTGTGCAAGCATTAATGGCGGCGATGCAGCCTGCAAACTCGCAGGAACCAGCACCCGTGCAAAGTAATTCCCAAAATCAGAGTAAAGCAGAAGTAATGAATTTTTGATAAAGGAGAGCAGTTATGAATGTAAATCCAATGCAATTAATTCAAATGATTAAAGGTGGGCAAAATCCTCAACAGCTTGTGATGAATATCCTACAACAGCAAAGCCAAAATAATCCTATTTTAAATAATGCAATGAATTTAGCTAAAAATGGAAACCAATCAGCTTTAGAAACTTTGGCTCGGAATTTGGCTGAACAAAAGGGATTAGATTTTGATAAGTAGTTTGGAAATTTTAAAAATCAATTTCGTTGATTTTTAAAATGTAATTGTTATTCTTGTTTTTAGAAAGAGAGAGGAAGAAAAATGTTTAATAACAATAATGGATACTCTTTAGCAGATATTGCTGCCGCAACTGGTAATGGTAACAATGATGGTTTTGGCTTCAATGGGGATGGAGCCTGGGTACTTTTGTTATTTATTTTAATTTTAGCTGGTGGCTGGAATAATGGCTACGGCGGATATGGAGGCGGAGGTAATACTGGTTATCTTGCTTCTGATGTCCAAAGAGGCTTTGATCAAAGTGCTCTTATCAATGGTTTATCGGGAATTACAAGTGCTATTAGCAATGGTTTTGCTAGTGCAGAAGTTTCCAGATGTAATTCTCAAGCTAATATTCTTCAAACATTAAATAATAATCAAGGTAATTTATCTAATCAACTTAATACAATTGCAATGAATCAGCAGAATTGTTGTTGTGAAAATAGGGCAGGCTTGGCTGATTTGAAATATGCAATTGCAACAGAAGCGTGTGCTGACCGCACAGCTGTTTCTGATGCATTAAGAGATGTCATTGCTTCCAATACAGCAAACACTCAAGCTATTCTTGACAAACTTTGTGAACAAGAGATTGAAGCTCTTAAAGCTCAAAATCAACAACTTCAAATGCAGAGTTATCTTGCTAGTTTAACCGCTTCTCAGAACGCTCAGACTGGTCAGATTTTAACAGATAACGCCGCACAAACAACTGCTTTACTTAGAGCATTAAATCCTGCACCGATCCCCGCATATGTTGTTCCTAATCCTATTGGATGTAATTGCGGAAATGGTTACGGATGTAATGGTACTGGATTTTATAATTAATAAGGGGGTTGCTTTATGTCTAGTTATGTAACAACTGCTGACAATTTAGTAGCATTAAATGGTACAATTCCTTTTAATAGTGTTTCTATTCCGTGTAACAAGGGGAACGTTGTTCCCCTTGTTCCTGGAGTTCTTAACTTAAATGGCAATACCCCTAATCGTTTTGCAAGATATGAAGTTACTCTTCAAGGGAATATTCAGATTCCTGAAGGTGGCGCGGTTACCCCAATAGCATTAGGAATTACTCTTAATGGAGTAGTTATTCCTGAAAGTGTTGCTATTGTAACACCAGCTGCCGCAGAAGATTATTGGCATGTAAACACTTCAGCTTCTATCACAGTTCCTTGCGGATGCTGTGTAACCGTATCTGGTGCATATGTAGATGGAACAGAAGACGATCCAACTACAACACCTACTCCATCTATTCAGGTAAGACGTGAAGCTTCATTAGATGTAAAGAGAACGGCATAAGGAGGAAAAGGATATGGCAACAGAGGCTTTAAAAATGATGAAAGAACAGCTGATGAGTTGTGTACAAGGTCAGCTGGGAGATATTTCAAAAGTAGACGCTCATGAACTTGGCGAAGCGGTCGATATGATTAAAGACCTGGCAGAAGCTATTTACTATTGTACTATTACAGAGTCAATGGAAAAGAGTGAAGAAAATAAGAGCCAAGGTGAAACAAACATTAATTATTATACCACACCGTATTATAATAAAATGTATCCTGATTATAGGGATATGGAGCGGACAGGCGGCTATATGTACTATCCTACCAGCGGTAATGGTGGAAGTATGAATGGAAGTTCCAATGGTGGAAACTCTGGTGGCAGAAGTTATTATACTGAAATGCCTGACATCATGGGACGTGATCCTCGTGAAGGTAGAAGTCCAATGAGACGCCGCATGTATATGGAAGGTAAAGAGATGCACAACGATCCTAATTCTCAACTTCGTGAGTTAGAAGCGTATCTTCAAGAACTTTCCAGTGATATTACCGAAATGATTAAGGATGCGTCTCCAGAAGAAAGAGCCACGTTACATCAGAAGATGACAACGTTGGCAAGTAAAATTGCTTAATGTTTCTTATTAACAACGTATATTGGAAACTTGCTTTTGTTTCCCCAGACTTCCCCCTTCTTAGGCGGATGTCTGGGGAATACTCCATAGGCGCATGTGATAATTTGACAAGAACCATATATATAAATGAGACGCTGAGTGGTGACCTTCTAAAGAAGGTGCTTTGTCACGAAATCACTCACGCCGCAATGTTTTCCTATAATGTATCTCTTACTATTGAACAAGAAGAAATTATAGCAGATATAATTTCTACATATGGCGAATAGATTGTTTATATTACAAATAAAGTTTTTAATAAATTAAGCAATATGTGAATTTGACAAAAATACGAGAGGTTTAATTCTTTTGTTTTAAATATTATTTTAGAAAATTAAATTAAAGAAAGGATAGGTAATATTTATGGATAAATTAACTGCCATAAAGATTAAATATGACGATGGGACATATTCTGACGAGATACCCGTTAGTGTCCTCTCAGAAAATGTTGAATGGGATAGTACCCACACATTAGTAGATATCCTTGGTAGTATTGATGTAGATGTTACAGGAACTATTCAAGATCAGATTAGTCAACTTTTTAATGAAAAAGTTAGTGTATCCGCTATGCAAGACTATGTTACTAATTCTATGCCAACTTACATTACTAATTGGTTAAATACTAATGTAAATCCAGTAGGTTCAGCTGTTGTGGTAGATTCAAGTTTAACTGTTTCAGGCGCGGCGGCAGACGCCAAGAAAACCGGGGATGAAATTGGTGATTTAAAGAGCGCAATAAACAAAGAAGCAAAAGTCACAAAGGACTATACTGGCTTTCTTACAAAC